AAAATTGTCATTAAATATACTAAAAGTGGAATAAATCTCAAGGGGCAATTATATTGTTTGTTTTATTTGGTTTCTCATTAAGGTGAAAATTAAAGAGGAAAGGAAATAACTCATGGCCTTCAAAAAAACAATTAGAGGGAGACAGTCGCGCTATTACTATGTTGACTTTTGGGTCGGCAATCGTGGAGACTCTGATGCCGTCCATATTAACAAAAGTACACAGACTATGGANTATGAAGAAGCCTGTCAAATAGAAGAAAAATGGCGTGGAGAAACAGAAGAAAACTATTTTAAAACCAATGGTGACCTCCTGGATACGTCAGAAATTACTTTATCACAAGCATTGGAACAGGTTAATAAAACTCGGTGGCAACATAACCGTGCTGGCGATCGTTCTTGCAGACAAATAGAGCGTATCATTGAANTGGTCGGGGATGTTCCCCTNAGTGAATTATCCGGTAAAAGGGGGTATATCCTCATTGATAAGGCCCGGAATGACCTGCTTGGTATGGATAATGGGAGAGGTAGGGTCATAGGAAAAGAGACTGTTGACAGGCATATGGCAGCATTGAAAACTCTCTTAAACGATATGCAAGAGAAGTTTTTTCTTTATGATAGTCTAATTATTCCGAAAATTAAAATGTTCGGAGAGCATCATGGTAGATCTCATGTCTTATCTTATGAAGAAGAGATTAAGTTATTTATTGCTATGAAGGATAATCAGGACTTTACTGACCTTTGTCGCGTATTATTGGAAACTGGGTTACGATTATCAGAAGCGTTAAAAATACGCTATGATCGGGAGATTTTTCTGAATGACATGAGAATAACCATTACTCCTGATAAAGAAAAGTCTTCAAAATTAAAGTCTGTGCCCATGACGAAAACGGTTCTGAACATCTTGAAAAGAAGAAAGTTAACTACAAGTGAACGTCCGTTTCCCTATCGTCAAGACACTATGTCTCGAAAGTTCGCTGAGTATAGAGAGAAAATTGGTCTTGATCATAATAGGGAATTTGTAATCCATATGCTTAGGCATACCTGCACTACTCGATTGATTCAGGAGGGCGTTAACCCTGCTATAGTCCAAAAGTGGTTAGGGCACTCCAATGCTAAAATGACTACGCATTACATACATCTTAGTGTTGAGGATTTGCGTTCTGGTGCTACCATATTGGATACCCTTCATGACAAGATATATGCAGGGGTATTGAGGGAACATATTACAGGACTACAAGACTGTTAATCCCATGGCTTAATGTCTATCTCTTTTAAAAAGAAAAACAATTTTAAGTTCTTTTAAAAATATTAATTAAAAGTATCAGTTAAAGTATCAGTTTTGCATATCCTCTAAGAAGTTAACATTAACCAAACAAAACGGTTTAGGAGATTTATCATGAATGAGTTTGACCAGAAATTTCAAGAGAAATTTAATCGCCAATGTGAATTAGAAATGGAAGGATTTAGTCTTGGTATTGAAAGGTATACTAATATCATGAACACAATCTTAAAAGATCCTAATAAAGACAATACTATTTTAAAACCTGAGCAAAAACTTATGCAAACTTATATTCAAACAGTTAAAAAATCTTTAGAAGATAAGCTTATGTATGGTGAAAAGCGGGGAGGTTCGCGTGTCACAAAAGATGTTAAAACTTTTTATAAATGTTTTGATCCTCTACGGTTAGCATTCTTGACTGTTAGGTTTTGTCTTAATTGTGAACAAAAAAATAATACACTGGTAGGGCTGTGTGTAAGCTTAGGTAAACATATTGAGAAAGATGTAGAATACCTAATATTTCAAAAAGAAGCTCCTGGGTATTTAACTAAAGTTGAACAGAATCTTAGAAGTTCACACATTCACCATCGCCAAAAAGTTTTGGATTATTGCATGCAGAAAGTCAAGATCAAGAATGAAGACGGTTCAGAGAGTCAGGGTATTCCTAAGTTAAATTGGACGGATGAACAAAGGTTTTATTATGGGAAGTTTTTGATTGAGATTTTAACTGAGGTTGAACCTAAATTTTTCCGAATTAACCATCAAACAAAAGCGAGACGTATCAGTAACGCTAAGTTTGGATTTGTAGCACAGGCAAAATTCTTGGTATTTGACTGGACTGATGAATGCATTAATATGCTGGGAAGGTCTCATGAACAGTTTTCAGAAATGAATCCTCTTATTTACCCTTTTATAATAGAACCTAAACCATGGACATCTGCATATGGTGGTGGGTTTCATACTCAATACAAGAGTCTTAGGGTAAAAATTCTTAGAAAAACCAGAACAAACGGGATTAAAATAGCTTCTGATCATGGTCTTGAAACAGTTTTTAATGTTATTAACATACTCCAGAAAACCAAGTGGAGAATTAATAAACGTGTTCTGGATATTATGGATCAAGCAGACAAAATTGGTAATGGTGCTGGAGGGCTACCTGTTTATGATGAGGATCGTGTAGAGATAAACGGTCGATATCCTCTGGAAGAAGAATGTCCATGGTCTGATAGCGACTTCAAAAAATTGAAAAAAATAGGCGATAAGGAATTGTTTAGATGGATTGCTCAAAGAGCGATGGCATATGATCTATTCAATCGTCAGAGATCTAAACGTCAGGCTTTGATTTGGAAACTTAGAATTGCTAAGAAATTCAGAGATGAACCNGAGTTATATTTTATTTGGAATTGTGATTACAGGGGTAGAGTTTACTGTTGTCAACCTTTTATCAATCCTCAGATNGACGATTCGGGGAAGGCGCTTATTGAGTTTGCTGAAGGTAAACCTTTAAGTCAACATGGGTTTAAACATCTTTGTATTCATGGTGCTAACGTGTTTGGTTATGATAAGGAAACTCTTGAGACTCGTTTTCAGTGGATTTTGAGTCACAAAACGGAGATCATTAACTCTGCTGAAAATCCTTTAGATGGTATGGGGTTCTGGTTAGATGCAGATAAGCCTTATAATTTTTTAGCATTTTGTTTTGAGTTTAAAGATGCCTGTCTTTATGAAGAAATACATAAAAATCTTACGGGTTTTGAGTCTCATCTTCCAGTTCAAAAAGATGGTACGTGTTCTGGACTTCAACATTACTCTGCCTTATTGAGGGATAATATTGGTGGTAGGGTTGTAAATTTAATTCCCGGTAAAGAAAAATTAGACATTTATGGTGAGGTATCAATTATTGTTAACAGGTTTTTACAAGAAGATATGTTGAAGGGAGGTGAAGAAGGGAAATATGCAAAGGCGTGGTTAAAGCAAGGTGTTGATAGGAAAATTTGTAAACGCAATGTTATGACATTTTGTTATGGTGCGACTCGAACAGGGTTCACTCAACAGTTGATAGATCATATCATGAAAGAGGGTATTCGTTTGGATACTAAGGATTCTTTTAAAGCGTGCTATTATCTTGGAGGTTTAAACTGGAAGGCAGTCGAGATGACATTGGTTAAGTCTGTTGAGGGAATGATATTTCTTCAAAAGATTGGTGGATTGATGGGTAAACATAACCTTACTATTAGCTGGAATAATGAAGCAGGATTGAGGATTAATCAGGATTACCCTAAGACTAATAGTAAGAAAATATTTACTTATTGGGGAGGTACGGTTATACAACCAAAATTTTCTTATGTCAAGAAGGGAGAGAAGGACTCCATAGGTTCACGAAATGGGATTGCTCCTAATTACATTCATAGTCTTGATGCCAGTCACTTAATGTTGACCACTTTGGAGTGTGATAAACAGGGGATAACTGCATTTTCATTCATTCATGATTCGTTTGGTACACATGCTGGTGACATACAGTTGATGTCAAAAATTCTTAGGGAGACATTCATTAAAATGTACTCCGAGAATTTACTTGAAAAGTTTGTTATAGATGTACGTTTACAGCTTCCTACTGAATTGTTAGAAGAGTTTGACCAGATCGTTGTTGATTTTATGCCTACAATGGGGTCACTTGACGTTTCTTGCGTCAAATGGTCTCCATATTTTTTCTCTTAACATTTTTACAACTTTTAGGAAGTTTCACTTCTTAAGGAGGTAGTGTATGCAGATATATAACCATGAAGAAGAGGTATGGTCAAATAGTGAAGACATTATGAACTACCCTGAACTTAGAGTAGACTTTGATGTTGACTCTATTTGCCCTGATGAAGGGCAGTATGAAGATGAATTGAATAAATTGATTGATGTTAAAAAAATGCTAAGTTTATTAACATCGATTTATATTAGTAGTTTAAAAATTTAAGGAAAAATTCCGAAAGGAATTTAAGGAGCATAAATAATATGAGTAAAAAAGAAAAGAAAAAAGCGCCTATAACACCTATAGCGCCTTGTATTTATCCATTTTTAAAGAAACCCGATACTCGTTGGAAGAAAGAAGGGGAATACCGAGTCACTTTGATTTTTGATTCTGAAGATGAATTTCTTAAAGAGATTGAGGAAAAGGCACGGAAAGAATTTGATATTGCTAAAAATAATTTGAAACCTGCACAAGCTGCCAAGTTGAAGTTTATTTCTCCGATAAAACCAGAGGTTGATGATGACGATAACCCTACTGGTAACATGAGGTTAAACTTTAAGAGTAATACACAGTATTCTAAAGATGAAGAGGTATATCGAATCAAGCTGAAGCTGTTTGATTCTCAGGGCCAGCCTATTGTTAACGTGCCAAACTTTGGTAATGGTTCCAAGATGGCGATTAGTTTTAACCCGATTGGTACGGTTGTCAAGGATGAGTTTTATCTAACTTTGTGGATCAATGCCGTTCAAATAATTGAACTGATTGAGTACAACCCAGATGGTTCAAGTTATGGGTTTGAAAAGACTGAAGGCGGTTACAATACCTTTGAGAGTGAAGATGGGTACATGCCGACTGAGGATACTCAAAAAAATACCGAACCTGATACAGACGATTCTGATGACTTTTAATGAAAAAGAAACCAAACATTTATAATCAAAAACATTGTAAAGGTAGTTATAGATCGGGTCTTGAAAAATTTAACCAAGATCGTCTTCGGTTGAGGGGAATCAAATATGGATACGAATCCAGAAAGGTTCCCTTCACAGAACCTTCAAAGCAAAGGCTTTATACACCTGACTTTTTCTTACCCAATGGAATTATAGTTGAAACAAAAGGTAGGTTTTTGTCAAAAGATAGACAAAAGCATCTTATAGTTCGTGATCAACATCCTAATCTTGAGATTCGTTTTGTGTTTTCTTTTGCTAAAGCTCCAATTTATAAAGGATCAAAAACCACTAATGCTACATGGGCAGAAAAATACGGGTTCAAGTGGGCTGAAAAGTTTATACCTGACGATTGGTTAGAAGAATCGAGGAATCAGATTTGGATTGATGCAGTTAAAGCTTTGAAGAAATAAACGGTAATAATTTACAGTTTTTACGGGGGAATTAATGTTAACAGGTTCTTTTTTACCAATTAAATCAAGAAGACTTCATCTTAACTCATGTAAGAAATATGGTTGTCGATGTGCCAGAGATAACAATGAAAAGAAGTTGTTGATATTTGATTACCATGATATAAAGGGTATTGTTGTAGCACAGCATGTTTACCATATAGATCATTGGGATAAGAGGTTTTCATGGGAAGGTGAACCTATGTCATCTTCAAGGTTATTTGGTAGACACCTTTGTGAAGGCAGTACCAAGAGATTGGTAATAGCCAAAGGCGAACTTGATGCTATCACTATTGCACAGGCATTTAACTTGAAGTGGCCAGTTGTAGGTCTTCCAGGTTACCGTCATGCTGAACAAGTAATTAAACAGAATTATGAATGGATTGATACGTATCAAGACATAGTGTTAGCTTTTGATAACTCTGAAGCTGGCCTGCTGGTTGCTGAAGAGATTGCTTCCTTGTTTCATCCAGGTAAGATTAGAGTGATGGGTTATGATCATTATCATGATGCTAATAACATGCTCATGGAGAATGCTGGTGATAAGATTGCCATACAGGTGTTCAATGCGAAAGCTTTTAGACCAGATGGTATCGTTTTTGGCGATGAGCTCTGGGAAGACCTGATTAGTGAACCTCCGATTGGTTATAAGATACCCTACCCTATTCTGAATGAGAGGTTAAAAGGGTTTAGAAAGGGTAGGATATTTTTATTCACCGCGGGTTCCGGGTTAGGAAAGTCGACATTAGCGCATGAAATTGGTTATAATCTTCTAATAGAACATAAGCAGAAGGTAGGTGTTATGGCCCTGGAGGAACCCAGGAAACGATTAGGTGAACGATACTTAGCTATTAAATTAAACCGTCAAATCCATGTTGATAGGGAGGGTGTTTCTGAAGATCAATTGCGTTCTGCTTATGATGTCACAATAAATAACAAGGATTTTTGTCTTTATGATCACAGAGGTTCAAAAGATATTAAGACATTGCTCTCCAAGATTCGTTATATGATAGTTGGACTTGGTATGGAGTGGGTTGTTCTTGATCATATTTCAATTGTTGTGTCTGGCACTGAAGAAATCAGTGAATCAGAACGTAAAACTATTGATCGATTAATGACAGGGTTAGCCACGATGGTTGAAGAATTAGACTTTGGGTTAATTGCTATTGTTCATTTAAAACGAAAGGATAAAGGTAAAGCCTACAATGAAGGAAGACAAGTTTCACTTAGTGATCTTAGAGGTTCAGGTTCGTTAGAACAACTGTCACACGTGGTGATATCTATGGAGCGTAATCAACAGGATGAGAGAGTAAAACATTATAGTCAATTGAGGATACTAAAAGATAGAGACATAGGAAATACAGGATTGGCTGATGTTTTATTATATGATCCGGATACTGGTCGATTGTTGGCTTCTGAAGATAACCCGTTTGAAGATATGGAAAACAATTCAAGTGAGGGAGGAGGAGATTTTTAATGGGAAATTTTGAAAAGGAAGAAGAAGCACGATCAACAGATCGAGATAAATTTTGTTGGAATTGTCTTTACTATACAATGGAACAATATGAGAATCCTTGTAAAACTTGTATGGGTGTAACTAATACTGGTAAACGATATTATTACAAAAATTGGAAAGAAGGAATTGATTACGTTGGAAGTTTGGTGAACAAAGGAGGTAAATAATGTGTCAAAGTGGTGAATGTAAATATGAAGATCCAGAGACCGGAAAATGCATTTATCGGATGACTGGGAAGATCTTTGAGACAATGCCCCATGATGCTATATGCATTCATAGATCTGAATTATTTTATATTTATCTTAAAAATATTGTTATATATAAGAGAGGTGAATTAGATTGGCAGATGTATTCGACTTAGAAAGTAATGGACTGCTTATAGAAAAGGATGGTATTGCTCCGATGGATACCATCCATTGTATCATGGTGCATAATACTAATAAGCATAAAATAACTAAGTATGATCCAAATAATTTACCAATTGAAGACGCGGTTAACAGGCTTCAAATCTCAGATTGTATTATTGGTCACAATATAGTTGGCTTTGATATTCCAGCTATTAAAACTCTTTATCCGGATTTTAACCCAGAGGGAAGGATTATTGACACTTATGTTTGGTCTGCGTGTGTCTTCCCTAATATAAGGGACATGGATTATAGCCTGTATCATAAGGGTGTGTTACCAGCAAGTTTAATTGGTTCGTACTCTTTAGAAGCATTTGGTTTTCGCTTGGGTATTTACAAAGATACATTTGCTAAGCGAACAGATTGGGCTAAATGGTCTCCTGAGATGTCAGCATATTGTGAACAAGATGTTATCGTTACGTTAAGACTTTTAGACTTCCTGAAGTCAAAGGATTCATCCTGGGAACAGATAAATCTTGAACAAGATGTTCTAAAAATTCTTAATCGTCAACAGAATTGTGGGGTTTTGTTTAACGTAAAAGCTGCTCAATTGTTATACAAAGAATTAAGTAATAAAAGGGAGAAACTAAGAGAAAATATACAAAGTTCATTTCCACCTTTCTGGAGACGGTTAGGTCAAGTGTTTACTCCAAAGCGTGACAATCGGAAAACTGGTTATGTTGCTGGTGCTGCTATGCAAAAGATCGAATTGGTAGAGTTTAATCCAAGTTCGTCTGCTCACATTTCAAGAATGTTAATGCAAAAATATGATTGGAAACCAATAGATTTTGCTGAAAAAGAAATAGCTCCAGTTGAACTTCAATATCAATACAACCGATTAGGTATTTATAACGCTATGGTTCCAAAAATAGATGAGGAAATTCTTAATCGGATGTCTTTCCATGAAGCTAAACCGTTAGCCGAATTTCAAATGCTACAGAAGAGATGTGCAATGTTAGGTGAAGGAAAACAGGCATGGTTAAAACATTACAACGAAAAAACTCATCGTATCCATGGGGGTATTAGTCAATTTGGTACTATAACAGGTAGATGTAATCATTTTAGTCCTAATCTTGGTCAAGTAACAGCTAACCACCATCCTTATGGTAAAGAATCAAGAGGCCTCTTTACTGTTCCTGAAGGATGGTATATGGTAGGTTGTGACGCTGATGGTCTTGAAGCGCGGTGTAAAGCTCATTATTTAACTCCGTTTGACAATGGTAAGTTTATTAAAACTATTCTTGAAGGAAAGAAAGAAGACGGCACTGATATCCATAGTTTAAACCAAGTATATCTTGGGTTAACTTCCCGTGATATAGCTAAAACTTGGTACTATGCGTGGTTGTATGGTTCTGGTAACACTAATCTTGGTATGGTTTCCATGACTGATGAGAGTTATAAGGACTACTCTGGTGATCCTAAAAAGTTAGGGTCAAAGCTTAGAGGTATGCTTGAAACTAAATTCACAGGTGTTAAGGCATTAATAAATGCTGTTCAAGAAAGAGCTAAACTTCGACTTCCTAAAATGTGGTTAAGAGGTTTAGATCAAAGGAAAATTCCGGTAAGGGCTGTTTACTCTGCACTTAATGCTTTGTTTCAATCTGCTGGTGCTGTTATCATGAAGAAAGCTATAGTAATTGCAGATGATCTTTTATGCTCTGAGGGCCTCACTCCAGGAACAGATTATACTCAAATATTGTTTGTTCATGATGAGATGCAGTACGAATGTTGTACTAAAGAGATCGCTGAGATTGTTTCTATAAAGGTGCCAGAGTCTATTCGTTTGGCTGGTGAATATTTTAATTTTAGGTGTCCACTATCAGGGTCTTCTAAAATTGGAAGAAATTGGTCTGAAACGCATTAAAGATTATAATCATGTTAGAAATAGTATATACAAATTATATATACTTATAAGTCTAAAAAAGGATGTTAATATAATGGTTGAATTGTTTATAGATAACTATAACAGTTTAGAAAAAGAGAATAAACTATACAATACTGAAAATATTGAAAAAAATAATGGACTCCCTAAATATAGTCTTCCTGACTCCGGGAAAAGACGTAAGTTTATTACTGGTTCAGTTAGGGATATTCGTACTGGTAAGGGTAGGTATGATCTCATTAGTCCATTTGCTTTAAAGGCATTAGCAATAAGACTTGAAGAGGGGATGACTAAGTATGGTGAACGTAATTGGGAAAAAGGTCAATTACTTATGAGTTATCTTGATTCTACTATGCGTCATATTCAAACGTTCATTATGGAAGAGATGGTTGGTAGGGAACATGAAGAAGATCATATTTCTGCTGCCTTTTGGAATCTTCATTCTTTTATTCATACTCTTGAAATGATTAAACGCGGTCTATTGCCGAAAGAATTAAAAGATTTTCCAAGAATTGATATGTTAATTAAGGAGGAAATCGCATGAAAAAAACAGTAATGTTAGAAGCTATGATACTTAGATATCACTATTGTAATACTTTCTTTCATTCTTTGGAAGATTTAAAGAATGATCCTCTTTTTGGTGCATGGTGGAAAGGGTTAGACAATTACAATAGAACATACGTGTTAACAGGGAGATAATAGCTTATGCCGATATATGAATATCGATGTTTACAATGTGGACACGTTCAAGAAGAATTAGTTAATCCATCAACTAAACCTGAGCGGACAGCTTTTATGCTCTGTAATGAATGTAAACATATATCTAAGAGAATTATATCTGTGTCACATTTTCGAGTAACTGGATTCAATTCTAAAAATGGGTATAATCTACCATTGTATGGGGATGTTATAGACCAAAATGGTTTTACTAAAAAGGAATGGAAAAAATAAATGTTCAATACTATTAATAATATTACCCTATTTGCAGATCCTGAGTGTTGGGAATTTATGGAGAAATATCCAGATGAATTTGATAAGTTTGGTTGTGGTGCGGGAAAGTTTTGGGATCGTTTAATTCCTGATACCGTATGGTTTTTATCTATAAAACCTGCTTGTCAAATTCATGACTGGTATTACCGTTTTTATTTTGACAGCTTATATGGTAACGCTAAAGAAACTCGAAAGACGATTGATGGTATTTTTTATGATAACATGGTTTGTATAGTTAATGCAAAAACTAATTTTGAGTTTATTAAAAGATTAAGAATGCGAAGAGTTAAAATTTATTATACTACTGTTAGACTATTTGGTGCAATTGCATTTAATAATGCAAGGAGAATGATTTAGATGAACGTAATTTTTCCAGTAATTTATAAATCATTTAAGGAAAAAATTAAACTTATGATTAGGCTTGATGATTAAGTCTTGTCGAAAGGTAGAGGTGAAATCTTGGAATATGATAATTATGGTTCTACAAAGTTAGATTATGCTATAAACTTTGCTGGAAAAATTGATAAAGATTCGTTTCCAGGTGCAATAAGAATATCTATAAAGGATATGCATCCAAAAATAGCTGATGTTAAGTACAGTGAACTTGCTTATAACCATCTTACTGAGAGTGTATGGGTGCATGTTAGACAGGAGATAGGATTAACCTTATGGATAGTACCAAAAAAAGGATTCTTCTAATTGACGCTGATATCTTAATGTTTAGATTTGCGTTTAGAAACCAAGAAACGATTGATTGGGGTAATGGTATTGTTTCTGAAACGTTAGATTTTTGCAAGGCTAAGAGAGATGTAAACAATTTTATAAAAAGCCTTTTACGAAAGACTAATTGTAAAAAATACCATCTTTGTTTTACCCATAAAATTAACTTCAGGTACTCGGTTTTCCCTAAATATAAAGCAAATAGGGAACAAAACATACCACCTAAATTGTTAAATTTGTTAAAAGAATTTATGTTTAAAAATCATTCTTGTAAATCTTGGAAGTTTCTTGAAGCAGATGATTTAATGGGAATACTCGGAACGGGGGAACCAGATAAGTATGTCTTAACAACTATTGATAAAGACTTTGAAAGTCTCCCTGTTATTCTTTTCAATTGGGATAAAGATGAGACTCCGAGACTAATTAGTAAGCATGATGCTGACTATTATTTTCATTATCAATGGCTTAAGGGTGATTCTGGTGATGGCTTTAAGGGTTGTAATAAGATTGGTGACAAGAAAGCGCGCGCTATACTTAATAGTGTAAGTCCTGAAGACTGGACGAAAATAGTGGTTGAAACATACGCTAACAAGTGTTATTCATGGAAGGAGATATTACAGCAGGCACAGATGGCAAGAATACTTAGACATACAGACTATAACTTTAAAACGAAAGAACCAATTTTATGGAATCCAAATTGTTAAACCTAATGCTTTACAGGCAATCATTGCTTATACGTCACTTATCCAGATCTATTAAAGAACTGGGGATGCAGTTAGAGATTCAGAAGACATTCATTACTGAGTTAAAGGATGCTACTGACTATTTCAATTCAGAGTTTGGAAAAAATGAACTAAATGGTTTTCCAGTTGAGTTGAAAGAAGATGTAAGCTGCTATATTGATAATTCACTTTTTAATCATTTAAATGAAACTTCTAAAAAAGAAAAGCCAAGAAAAATACCTAAATGGGAACAAGAGATAATGGCAGTAAAGAAAGAGGAAGATCCTTTTGTTAATAGACATCCTCTTGAATGTCAGGAGTGAGGTTAAAATTATGCTCTCTGGAAGAGAAGAAAAGTTTTTTCAAATAATAGAACAGTTATTTAAACTTTGTGAACGTGGTGATTTTAGTAGTGGTATTGAATATTTTGGTATGGATGAGGGTAGAATAGAAAGTTGGAAAGTTTTATCTGCCCTTAAAGCAATATATAATAATTTAAAAGAGGGGGAGGGGGGTGAAGACTAATATGGCCAAGGCTAATCCGACATTGTTAGGAAATGCAAAGAATAAGAATATTTACATTAAAGATGGCGGTGAAAAACATACGTTTATCCGATGTCCTAAATGTAACAAAAAATTTTGTAAAGAGACTTGTTTTAACGTGTGTCCTTCTTGTCAAGGAAAAGATAAGGAAAATAAATAGTTAGGTATACATTTAAAATAATTAAGGAGTTAATCATTAAAGTTAACTCCTTTTTTTTATGAAAGGAGTTTAAAATGAGCATTCATCCGTGCCAGTTAAGGAGTCTTATTGATGAAACATTGCAAACTATTCTCCCAAATTATTATTCGTTGAGAATTAGAGAACTTTTAATGATAACTGCTGCACAAGAAAGTTTTTGTGGTAGGTATCTTCAACAGGTTTCTTGTGGAATTGCACTTGGTATTTTTCAAATGGAACCTTCAACTTATGAAGACTTATTTGATAACTATTTGAGGTACCATCAAGATATTCTTGATAATCTTGGGTCGCATTTCAAAGTCAATAAAGATAACTTTAGAGTGAACATGATGGGTAATCTTGTTTATCAGATAGTTCTTGCAAGGTTGCATTACCTCAGGTTTCCTGAAGAATTACCTGATTGTGCTGATATAGTTGCAATGGCCTATTATTACAAGAAATATTGGAATACCGTCAAGGGAAAGGCTTCAATTGGTGAAATACTTTCTAACTATGATAAGTATGCATTTTAATTGGATTAGTTTTGCATATCCTCTAAGAAGAGCAAGAGGGAAACTTATAAGGAGATAATAAATATGGAAGAGATTCCCATGTTATCAGCGGATCTAATCAAGCAACTGGATAACAATGAACCAGAACTTGATGTGAGACCTGGAACAAATATTGATGTTATCATGTTTAGAAGTGGTCGATTGTCTTTAATTCGTGAGTTGAAAATACGGGCGAATTATACGAGTAAAAAAATACAAACAATTACATTTTAATAAATAAATAAATCGAAAGGAAGAGTGAACTGTGTGTAGTAGTTTTTTAAAAAAACCTAATATTCCAAATATACCTGACCCTATTGTAGTACAACCTGAAGAAGAGAAAAAAATAGAATTAAATCCTCTTACAAAAGAAGTATCGTCACAAAAGAAGAGAAAGAAAAGAGGTACTAAAGATTTACAAATACCCCTTGGTGGTATTGGAATAACAACTGGTTTGAATATTCCGGGTAAATAAATTATGACAGATATATCAACTTTACAGGGATCAATTGAAGGTAGGTGGTCACGTTTTAACAGTGAGAGATTTAAACATTTAGAACGATGTAGAGTCTGCGCTGAGTTAACAATTCCTAACTTACTACCAAAAGAGGGTTTGACTGAAAATGATACCCAACCGACCCCTTATCAAGGGTTAGGTGCAAGGGCTGTTAATAACATTGCAGCAAAATTATTGTTGACTTTATTTCCCCCAAACACATCATTTTTTAAACTTGATCCTGATGAAATGGTAGCCGATGAATTAAAAAGGCAAATGAATGATAAGCAATTTAAAACTAAGATCGAAAAACAATTGCGAAAATATGAGCGTATGGTTGTAAAGGATTTTGAAGCCTTAGCTCAACGAACAAAGATGTTTAAAACCATTAGGTTATTGGTGGTTACAGGAAATGCTTTACTCGTACAACTTGATAGTGGAAAACTAAAAGTCTATCGGTTGGATAAATACATAATTAGAAGATCGCCTGATGGTGAACTTAAAGAGATCATTATCCGTGAATTAATTACACCTGATGATGTGCCGGATTCTATTAAAAATAATCCCAATGCTCAACAGACTCCAAACGTTGATAACTCTGCAAGAACGAATATTCAACTATTTACACAGATTATATGGAGCGGTAAAGAATTTAATGTTCATCAAGAGGTATTAGGAGTTTTGGTTCCAGATTCATTTGCTACTTATCCGAAAGATAAGTTACCATATTTACCCTTAGTATGGTCTTTGAACGATGGGGAAAATTATGGTAGAGGGCATGTTGAAGAATACTTGGGTGACTTTGTAGCTTATGATGGCTTATGTCAATCATTACTTGAAGGTGCTGCTGCTGCTGCATTTCTTATCTTTCTAATTAAACCAAATTCCACAACTAATGTTAAAGACCTTATGAGTGCTAAAAATGGACAGTTTGTAAAGGGTAATATGGAAGATCTTGGGTGTCTTAAGCTTGAAAAAGTTGCAGACTTTCAGTTCGTGTATAATACCTCAAAAGAAATTGAAATTCGTATTGCACGTGCATTTCTATTACAAGAGTCTATTCAACGTGATGCTGAACGGGTTACTGCTGAAGAGATACGGTTTATGGCCCAACAGCTTGAGGATACTTTAGGAGGCACTTATAGTGTACTTGGAGTTGAACTTCAGTTACCATTGGCTAACCTAATTATGGACAATATGCGCAAACGGGGTAAACTTCCTGTGTTGCCAAAAGAAATTGATATTACAATTACAACCGGCTTTGAGGCATTAGGCCGTGGACATGATCTTCAGAAGCTACGAGAATTTCGTGATGAGGTTGTTGCTATGGGTACCGCGTCTCAATCTCCTGATATCCTTACTATGTATATTGGAATGAGTAACTTTTTCATGAGAGTAGCTAACGCTATTGGTTTAGATACTGATGGTCTTGTTCCGACAGAAGAAGAAATCAATGTAATTCAACAGCAACAGCAACAGATTCAACAGATGCAAGCAATGTTACAAACGGGTGCAGCTACACAGGTTGCAAAGGGTGCTATGGAATCTGATGCGGTTAAAGATATGTTAGGAAATCAGCAAACCAATGGTTAATTTTAAAAAATATGATCATAACCATTAAGGAGACAATCCAAAAGAAACATAAATTGGTTTCTGATAAAGCCTAATTTAACATTAAGAACTGCTTGAAAAAAAAAATAGAGAGGATAAATATTTATGACAGATACATTAGATGGTATTAAAAAAATTACTACTAATGAGAGCGTGTCGGATGTAAAGATTGACCCAGAAAAATATGATGATGCAACTATTGTAGCGGTGGCTAAGAAATCAGGTGATACTGTTGAGCATGTGAAACAGATACTTGGTCTTTATGAGAAGAAACCTGATGGTACAATTACAGGAAATGATGGTGATAAACTCTTAGCTGGGAAATACAAGACTGAAGGAGATTTAGACAAAGGAATCAAAAGTCTTATTGACAAGTATGGTAAGGAAGAAGCTTACAAAATGCTTGAAAGTAAGATGGGCAGTAAGTTAACCCCTGCTGATGCCGACACAGACAAAGGTGATGGATCAGTTGACAAGAAAGACGCATTATCAATCAAAAATGAAAAAAAGACTCAAAATACTGATCAAAAAAAGATCGATATGAATAAATACTTTGATGAGTATTCTGAGAAAAATGGATTGTCAATTGAAAGTTACAAAGAGTTAGCTAATGCTGGCTTTGATAAAGTTCTCGTTGATGGTTTTATTGAGGGCCAGCTTGCTAAAGTAGAGTTATTTACTAATCAAGTTTATAATATGTCCGGCGGTGAAACACAGTTTAACTCTATGGTCGAATGGGGTTCAAAGAATCTTAACAATGCTCAGAAAGAAATGTTTAACAATGCTGTAAACTCCGGTAATTTGGAACAAACAAGGGCTGTAATTGATGCTCTTAAATCTCGTTATCAAACTGCTGAAGGCACATATAAACGTGGTGGGATAACCCCATCCAGTTCTTATAGTAATGATTCGGTTCAAGGTTTTGCTTCCCCTGCTGAAATGAGTGTTGCTATGCGTGATCCAAGATATAGATCAGATCCCGCTTATGTTGCAGAAGTAGCAAAAAAATTAAAAGTTTCAAAGTTTTAATCTATTTATGAATTAATCATAATAGTTTGATTCCCTTTGAAGTATCCACTTCATAGGTAATCTAATATTTAATGTGGCTTCAATAATCCAATTAATCATTGGTGCGAAATCACAACCTCCTCTCAAATTGGTAGGGAGTCTCAAAAAGATTCCCTATCACCTTCCTATAATTCTATGGAGTAAACAAAAGCCCAATTGAAGTCAACTGAGGTTGATAACATGAGGACACCTTTAAGAAAAACGTAGAGTTTGGTTCAGAGAGAAGTATATTTAACTTAAAGGAGAATTATAACAATGAGTAATGCAACTGTTACATTTATTGGTGCGAACGATGGCGTTACCACAGACATGGCCGCAGAACGGGCCTTGTATTTGAAAATGTTCGCTGGTGAAGTGCTAACTGCATTTCCCGAATATACCATTTTTGTTGATAAACATAAAGTGAAATCTTCAAATAATGGGAAGACGGCTTAACCTTTGAATAAAAATAACTGGGCCGTCTCTAAAAATTCCGTAAATTCAGGGAACTCCCATGTGGACAATCCTGAGCTAAGCCATCGCAATATGCGAGAAAGTCCAGAGACTAAACACGGAACAACCTTTTTTACTTGTTCAGTTTGTAAATATCAAAAACCAGAAAAGGAATTTTATAAAAAAGATAAGAAGACTGGTAGAATGGATTCAACCTGTAAAGCCTGCAGAATATCCTTTTTAAGAGAAAAAACTTTAGGTATATCAGATGAAGACTATTGGAAAATATATAAAGAACAGGAAGGTCGATGCGGTATTTGTAAACGCCGCATGTACTCTAAACGATATAAAGCTTTTTGTGTAGATCATGATCATAAGACTGGTAGGATAAGAGGTCTTCTATGTCATAGCTGTAATTCAGCTTTAGGCTTGTTTAGAGACGATCCAATTGCGCTAAAGCGTGCAATTAAATGGGTGGAAGATATAGTCCGATCCTCGGAGCAATCTGAGTAAATGGGAATGCAGTTCCCGTTAATTGGTAGAATGCCTGCTGCGGAGTATCATATTCCCGGTGAGGAAATTCTTGGTCAAGAAGCTCCCCTGTCAGAGCGTACAATTTCTATTGACAGACTTTTGATTTCTCATCTGTTCGTTGATAATTTAGATGAGAAGTTAGCTCACTTTGAAGCACGTGGTGAACTGTCTCGTAACATGAGTATTAGATTAGCTCAGACTTACGATAACCATGTTGCCCGTACTTTGGTTGATGCTTCTAATACTGCAACTGCAATCGCTGCTGATTCTACCCTTGCTGGGTCAAAGATCACTGATGCTGAACTTGCTTCTGCTACTGCGGCTACGAAATTAGCTGCATGGGTTGACGGGCTGTTCTACTGCCGTGAACTTATGGACGGTAAATGGGTAAACGATGGTACGATTTGGGCCGCTATGCTTCCCGCTAACTATTACTTTTTGATTCAGCAAGCTATGGCTTCTGGCTATTCCTTGATTGATCAGAGAATTGATGGTGCTGGTAGTATTTCTAAGGGTAAGATTACTGAGCTTGCTGGAGTTCAGCTTATATCCTTTCCTGGATTGCCTGTTACTGATTATAGTACTGAAGACTTCCATGCTATTGACTGTTCAAATACAGTTGGCATAGTGTGGACAAAATCTGCTGTTGGGACAGTTAAAGCTTTTGATATAGGTGTAGAAACAGAGTATCAGGTAAGTCGCCAAGGTACTCTCGTTGTGGCTAAGTATGCGATGGGTCATGATGTACTTCAGCCTGAATGCGCTATTCAGCTTGAAACTGCTTAATTAAAATAAGGAAGTAGACATTCGTAAAAGTAATTGATATTAGAGAAATTGAATATAAGTTCTACTTCCTTATTCAATATTTTAATTCTTTTTCCTTAATACATAAGGGAAATAGGAGATTAACTAAATGATTTATAATGATGTAATTAATTTTGATAAAGGTGTGGTTACCAGTGACTTCGATAAAGAACAGGTATGGCGTGGAGAAGTTGGACGTGTTCTTTTAGGTGAAGCTGTTGATGCTAATGACCTACTTTATCCTGTAATAACTTCTCTTGGTACTGTTAAAGAGTGGAAACAGGCTAATGCCAATTCCGCTTCTACAATGCCGGGTTCTGCTATTGCTTTGGAAACTGGTGCTGATGGTCAAAGGATTCGAGTACTGTTTCGAGGTTATCGTAAAGATGTTGATTTCAATTATGGTACTCTGGCTACTGGTACGATTACTATTTCTGGTACGGTTGGTGAGGGGGATAAGATTGTACTTGGTGACAAGCTAAAACCTTTTTGCTTGATGTTCACTACTGCTGCTGGCACTTCGTCTAAGGCTAAAAAATCTGCCACAGTTACACTTGCTACAACTGGTATTCCGGTCAATGGTCAAACCATTACGATAAACGGCGTTGTCTTTGAGATAACAGAGGGCGAAGCGCTTGCTGGTACTTCTGACTATGCCATAGATTGTTCTTTAGGCATGACTCAGACTGTGTTTGAAACTGCTATTGAGGATGCTCTTGATCAAGCTATTGCAGATCAAGTGCTTGACATTTCTTATGTTGACTTTACTGGTAATGCTTGTGTAATGACTCTTGGTGGGTATTCCGATTCCTATGTTGGCTTAGAGCAGAATGATGTTACAACAACTGAAACCTGCACGAATGCTGCGTTTGGTGCTGCAACTTTCTTAGGGGGTTGCCCTGCTGTTGACTTCGAGATGGCTGGTACATTAACCATAGTTGCCGCTAAAGCTCTTTTAACTGCTGGTATTGTAAAAGCAATTGCTGCTGGTCTGGACATTACACAAGCTGCGTGGGCTACGCACGATCTTGTATTAACTGCTGGTACTGATTCCCATAAAGGTTACAAAGGTAATAACCTTCAAATGTACGAATGTAACCTTGCTGGTACTAAAGGTGCAGGCACTAACATTGCTGTAAGTGGCGCTGCTTTTTCTGGTGGCGTTGAGGGCGGTGAAC